GGCTTCAATTCGCATTTTATTGGTGTTGCCGTTTGCGAATTGCTTGAACGCATCCGATTTAATAACAATGCGGCCTAATGTTTCAATTGGCGCTTTGCCAGTGTGAACATTGTGTGCAAGCTTCTGTTCCAGCTCTACTATGGTAGTAGCGCCGGCCTGAATCTTTGAAGCCAGTTCTTCACACATTTTAACAGCTGCCTTAGCGTCTGTGTGAGAAGCTGAAGCGGTGTTTTTAATTTCATTCAGAAGGTTTTCGTTCTCAACCTTCATTTTATCCATTGAAGCCTGAATAGACTTCACCAATTCAACCGGATTTTCGTTACTCATAAATACCCCTATTTATTAATTGTTTTAAGTAAATCAGAAAGTGCTTCACTCAAATTTCCAGCGCTCGGCATGGAAGGGGTAGCGCTCGGCGTACCGGTTAATTCTTGTAGTAATGCTCGGCGTTCACTTCTTGGCATTCCAGCTTTAGCAAGTGTAACGTCTAACTTCCTTAGTGCTGCATTGTAAGGCTTATCATTATCTTCTTCAATAACAATTTCATCTTCGCCCATGGTCAAGGTTGCAAAGCCCATTTCAAGTGATTCCTTGGCGGTTATCCAAGTTTCATCATTCATCATCTTTGCAATCTTGCTTTGTTCCAAACCTGTTTTCTTGGCATAAAGTTCCTGCATAGAACCGTCAAACTTGGTAAGCATTTCAGCTACCTTTTTCATATCGTTGCGGTTGCCTATGGCAATTGTCCAAGCGTTATGAATCATGATAAAGCCAGATTTTGCGATTGCGATATTATCGCCGGCCATTGCGATAATTGAAGCGGCGCTTGCCGCCATGCCCAAAACATTTACATCAACTTCGCCTTCATATTCAGTTAACAATGTGTTGATTGCTAACCCCTCGAAGAAATCACCGCCGGCTGAATTTATATTAACAACAACCTTTTTGCCTTCAGCTTTCCGCAAGATTGAAGAAACAATTTTAGCTGTCATGCCTGAGCCATCACCATATTCACCAATGGTGGAATATATATTTATAGTGTGCGAATCTTCACCCTTGGCGGCGCGGATAAAAGGATTATAGCGTTCAAGGCAAACCGCCGGAACTTCAAACCTTACTTTAATCTGTTCTTCCATATGTTCCCCTGTGCTACTTCTGCAATGTTTCTGGTTTGCTAACTGGTTCTATGATTTTGGGAAGGTCTTTAATTGGTATCATTTGGCGTTGCATATACAGTTCATCACCGCCTGTAAGCGCCGGCCATCCCTCATAGCGTCTAGCCTGATTAGGGGTAACTATGCCGCCCTGCACCGCTTCTTTATAAACCTTTATCCGCTCGAATAAGTCAGGCCTTAAAAGGGAATCAAAATCAAATTCTATATCCATCTTTTGGCGTTCTTCAGGTGTCAGCAACCAAACCTTCATTGAAGATTCTATTCTTTCCAAATACGGCCGCAAACCAAGCTTATAGAAGCCCTGAACTATTTGCTGAATGCCTGAACCCCAAGTGGTATTTGAAGCGGTGTCATTAATAAGAACTGAAGGAACACCAAAAAAACGCGCTATATCTTCTATCTGAAAGCGGCGGCTTGCTAAAAGTTCAATATCTTGCGGTGAAAGTGAAACCTGTTCATATTTCATTCCGGCTTCTAAAACAAAAAGCCTATCATTGTTACCTTCAGCCAATTCAGAAAACGTTGATTTTATAGAAGCCCTTTGTTCAGGTGTAAGGAGCTTGTCAATCATCAGAACGCCGGATGGTTTGCCGCCGTTAGTGTATATTTTGTTAACTGACTGTTCCGCGGCCTGCCCAATGCCTACCGATTGCCTTGCATAGCCCAATGGTGAAAGGCCTACTATGCCATTGCCAAATAGTTTATTGTGCCAAATGCTCTTAGATGAAAAAGCCTTAACTGTGCTGCCATCTGTATATTTATAAACAATGTCGCCATTATCACCAAGCGCCGTTTCCATTTGTTCAGACATCAGTGGAGTAAGGGCAATAATGTTTCCGCTTGAATTTCTTTCTACCATTACATAGCCATTGCCAAGTAGAACCAGCTGCAGGCCTAAGCATTCAAAAAATTCATTGCGCGTCTGCCAGCGGTTAACCTTGCCGTTAAACAGAATAGCTAAGGGGTGAGTTTTATTTATTTTGCGTTCACCGGTTTTTTCATCAACATCATAAATATTTAAGGGCATAGAGCCTAAACATTCGGATATTAATTTAACACAAGCCCAAACCGCTGATAATTGAAGCGCTGAATCTACCGTTACCGGAACGGCCGTTTTACCTGATAGCGCCGGATTCTCAACCTGAAGGCCTTTCTGCCTATGTGTTGCGGTAGAGCCTAACCCAAAATACTTACGCCAAAAACTAGCCATCAAGCCGCGCCTTAATTTGTTGATAGCGAAAGTTTAAAACAATAAGTGGATATATGCAACAACTACAAAATCAGCGGTGAATTTATAAAATCAGAAAGCGTTCCGGTTTTTTCATGGTTGCGTTCCGCTACGCCGGCGGCCATTGCCAGCGCAAGGAAACCGTCTATTCTTCCGCTGGCCTTCTGCTTATCAAGCTTACGATTTCCTGCAGGGTCTTTCACCGTTATGGAATTTGCAGCGCACATATTTAAAACAGGGTTTTTTGTGTGAACCAATGTTTTATTTAGAATCATCCCTTCCAAAGCTTCTAGCGCCGGTGACATATCTTTAAAGCCTTGCCCCCAATCCGATAGCGGCAACTCTAAACCAATTCTTTCTAGTTCCTTTTTTAAAATTTCAATACGCCATCTGTCATAAGCTATGGTAACCAGATTGATGCCGGCGCAAATATCCGCTAGTTGCATGGCTACCTGTTCATAGTCAACGGTTGCGCCTGTGGTTGCGGTGATATGTCCAGCCCTAACCCATACATCATAAGGGGCGCGGTCACGCTTGCTTCTGTCAATCAAACCCTTCTCAGGTGTCCAGAAGTAAGGATAGGTGTTCCACTTTTCACCATGCCGCCGGCCAATCAGAAGCAAGGCGGTTAAATCGGTTTTTGAAGATAAATCCAAACCGCCATAAACTTCATCACACTCACCAAGCGCTATGACTTCGCCGGCGCAATCATCCCAAGCGGTTCTTGAAATGAATGGCGAACTTGTGCTTACGCGCTGGTTCAATGTCAAAAGCCTGAAGGTGTTTTCAAAGCTGGGCATTCTCTTAGCCTGCTCCGCTTGCTGCCTTACATCTTCAATGGAACGGAACAGGCCTAAAGCTGGGTTTGCCTTGCGCCACTGTTCTTCATCATCTAAGCGGCAATCCTTATCAGCCGCGTAAACATGGCTAATAGTATGCGGGTCTTCACCCTTGGCGGCATCATCTAGCCATATGCTGAATAAGTCACTATCACTTGCCGCCTGCGTTGATATGGCGATTAAAAGCGGATTGTCATAAGCGCCCTGCGAAGTTATCAGCGCGTCTATGAAATCATCCTGAGAACCAACCACCTGTCCAATTTCATCTAGTATAATTAGAACGCCGCTTTTACCGTGAGCGGTCTTTGCTTCAGATGAACTAGCGTGATAAGTAACGTTCATCGGTAAACCAATTAACTGTTTTTTGCTGTCGTTTTGGTGGACTATCCCCTTTAAAGCCGGATTTAGGTTAACTATTTTACTAGCTGCAGCATAAATTAAGGCGGCTTGCTCCCTACTTTGAGCGCCTGAAATTATCTGGGAGTTCTGCACCGCTTCAGAACCAACCAAGTGAACCAGAAGCAAGCAGGCAATGAATGAAGTTTTGCCGTTCTTTCTTGCCATGGTGAGATAGGCGCGGCGCGTTCCGGCTGGGTTATCATAAACAGCGCGGATAAAATCTATTTCAAAGTCGGCTAGGTGGAATGGCTTGCCTACATCGTTGCCTTCAGGAGTAAGGCAGTAGGTTTCAATAAACAGAATAACCTTATCAGCGCGGCTTAACTCAACCGCCGGCTGTTTCTTTTTCCTTGCCATTAGTTAGCCGGCCGGCGCGGTGTAGGTATAAGAACGTTATGTTGCATCAACTCCGCCATGTTTTGCAGCTCTACACGCTTCTTTCTGCTTTCTGCATGTTTCTTATTGTTGGTAACTTCGCCGGATTTAAGACGCGTGTTAAGCATAAGGGAGCGACGCAAACCAAGAACAGCTGATTCATGTGTTGAAATAATTGTTATTCTTGGGCTTGCATATTTTTTGCCCTCAGGCGTTGTAAGTGTAGAGCCTTCTAGTTCAAGCGCTACCAGTTCACCGTGTAGGTTGAACATTATTCTTGCCAACACCGCGGCCATTTCCAGCTCGTGCTTTGTCCAATCTGCTTTTGGGTATTCTTCAACGATTGAATCAAAAAAAGGTTTATGCCGCCTGTCTATTTTACAGTGTTTAGGCGCTTTAATCTCTAAAGCAGCGCCGGCCGCAATTCTGGTTTTTTCTTCTGGATTGTGTAAGTTCTTGCCCTTGCTCATAAATACCTGACTTTATAAAAAATAATGT